TTATTCCAATTGTAGACATTACCTTCCTATTGCTGTCATTAAATTATTAAAATCTGTCGTAACGTTTACAACTTCAGAATCAGTTAATCCGTCTGCCAAAAAAGCCCATTTTGTTGTTCTCGTATCTTCTTCAAATATACCATTATTATTGTATCCTCCAATTGCAAAATTAATATTTGGTAAAGTCCCTGAACCTTGAGAAACCGAATGAGTGAAAAGTAAATTACCATTCTTAAATAATTTAGCCATAGATAATCCTGTTCTTGAAACAACATAAACACCTAGCGAATCTGCGTTTGCAGCATTTGCATAGATATCCCTATTGGGTCCTGAAAAGAAAAACTGTCCAGATGGTGTAATAGCTGTACATATTAATAGAATACCACTTGTAGAACTTACTGAACATCCCATACTTCCTAAATTGCTATAAGTAGGTGTAGTATTATGAATTCCATAAGAAAAACTATCTAGTGCAAATATTTCGGACGGCTTCATTCCTGAGTCTAGTACTCCATTAATTCCATCATTTGTAACTGTTCCAGAAACTAAAGTAGCGTCAGGTTTTCCAGGCACACCATTTAACAGCCTCGAAGCTGTATTATTTCCCATCACAATATAAATGCCTTTCATTTTAGAATAATAACCATGTGATTTCATAGCCAAATAAAAGTTATTCATTGCAATTATTTCCGTATTTGTTAAAGTAGCTCCAGTAGCAAGAATTTTATTATAAAAGATTTCAGCATCATCATCTAAATTTATGGGGGTTGTCTGCCCCGATTTACCGACATTCATGATAACAGCGGTAGGCTTAAACTCAACTAGACTTTCACGTGTGAAATAAATAACTTGATTTTTAGTTTTATCTACTTCCCCAATAACTTCAAAATCTACTGAAAAATCAATTTCACCTGCTCCATCAGAAACAATTTCAACCTTATATATAGCATTTTTTTCTGTTCCAGCACTATCAAGAATAAAATTAATATTCCCGGCTTGGTTAATAGTAGAATACTGTCTTTTCTTATCAAACTTTATACTTGCTGTAAAAGTTGTTTTTGTCGGTTCACTTTCGCCCCCGACAATTTTCACCCATTTAGTAGAAACACCAGGAATATCAGACGAAATAACATTGGAATTAGCTTCATAAATTGACTGATCATTTGGGTTAATAACCTGTTTTCCGGATGAATAATTCCCAGCAACCCAGACATCTATTTTATTTTGAGCCTGTGGAAGTGATTTTGTTAGCTTTTTTGCAACACCATTAGTAACAGCTATTTGTATCTGATTTAAATCTAAATCGGCTGTTGTAACTTCTACAGGATTAGTATCCGCTTTTATAAAATTAACATATGTTCCTGCTGTTGTTACATCCCATTTTTCATATAGGCCATTCGGATAGGTGGCAGGATCATAGTGCGTAGGTGACGAACTTGGAAACGCCTCTCCTTTGACGCCTGAAACACTTGTTTTAACAGCATCATTAAAGGCATTTAACAATGTTGTTTCTACACCTTTATCCAGCTTATTAGACAAAGTTGATTCGAGCCCTTTTACAGACGATTGATCAATCTCTTCATCTTTATGCCAAAAACTGTCGAAGAAGTTAAAAAAGGCTTCCTGATTAGGTTTTTGACCCTTTGAAAATAAGTTCCTTAAAGTTATTTTTGAAATCTTCATGACTACTTTTTAAATATTATATAATCAACAGTTATGTTTTGTGTATCCTGGGACAACTCCCTTACCGAAAATTGAAATCCTGTAGTTGTAAGATTTGATACCGTTACTATTACGTCATTATTTGCGACGTAATTGCCATTATACCGGATAGAAGTAAATATTTTATAATTTGCGTCTTCCAGAGCGTTATTAAGGGTTATTTGATAATGATCATCACCACCGCCACCGCTGCCATTGGTATTATTAATTAGCTTAACCTTATAATCTGTACCCACATACTCCCAACCTATAGTTTTTCCATTCACATCGCCAATAAATACTTCACCTTTACGCAAATAACCTAATGCAATGATAAAACTATCAATTTTAGTATTTAAAGCGCTAAGCTGTGCCGGGATTTCGTTTAGTGGAGGAACCCTTTTAAAAGAATTCCAGGGGATAGATACTGTTGAATATCCAAAAGTGACATATCTATAGGTCTCAAACGGCTTTACTGTGCCATCTTCAAACTGTACGGTTGTGGTTTCCTCTTTAATGATTACTGTATCTTGTTTCACTGCTCCTTTAAATTCCAGCAGCTCACCATTAATGTAAACAAATCCATCAGTTACAGTTCCTCCCAATTCTTCGCATCCCGATAGAATGGCCCTGTCTCCTGCCATTTTTAAGGCTCCAGTATAAATACTATAAGCTTCCTGAAGACCTGAAAGGCTTTCAGTAACTAATTCAAATCCTCCAGTCTGATCAAAATCAAATCGTCTCATCAATAATAATTTTAAATTGCTTGCCTGCCAGTTTATAAAAGTTGACCAGGGCTTTAATTTCTGTTTGGTAGTTCTTTAATTCTCCAGGAATAATTACTGAGAAATCAATTCCGTTTCCTTCAGTTTCAGATTTCCTGTAAATAATCATTTTCCCTAACCACCTAGGTTTTTGTTCTGCCCTTGTATATATATACTTAGGCTTTTTAAATGTTGGTTCTACAACCTTAATCCTCCGTTCGTAGTCAAACGTATCATTAAGGATTTTACGAAGCTTGCAGACCTGGGAATTATGTGAAACTTTAGATATTGAAACATTTCTGTTTACTACTAAAGCATTATTTAAATCGGTCAGTTCTGAAGCCGCTAATGCCAGCAGGGAACTTATTGCACCAGTTCGTAAAAAAGTTGGAAGACTTTGCAGAACTAAATTCTGAGCTTTAAGGTTATACCACATATTCGATACTGCTGTTTTGGTAATCAATTTCAAAATATCCACTCACTGGAATCTTTGAGATTTCTATATTCTCCCAGTTTCCATAATCCCCTAAAATCGGATCAATCCAGGACGTTTTCGCAGCAATTAAATGAGGGTAGATAATCCCGTCTATTACCTGCAACCGGTCAACCAGACTATTTAAAACCAATTCTCCATTAAATGGCAGTTCCTTACGGAATTTTTGTAAGGCATCCGGAACCGGTTCGTTTCCGTTTAGAATTGACACTCCATTTGAATCAATGACATTCGGATCTCGCTTGATTTTTAAGAAAAGCTGTAATTTATCCGGTCGGTAATTGATAACAGTTGTTTTTACCCCGGCATCTTTAATTTCAGATAGATAATATTCAAATGCCTGCTTTTGATCATCGGTTATAGGCTGCAATAGCCCTCCGGATTCAGTAGCTATTTTAATAATCAACCGGCTTTGATCTTCACTTTCTGTAACTGCTGAGTATTTAACAATTTTAGAAGCTTCAATCTGTGCATCTGTAAAACCGTTATTCTGGAATTGATCATCATCCGGAAGCAGAGAAAAACCATATTGAAATGCTAGAGCTTTATTTCTGTACCATCTAAGCGTATGGCTTTTCTCTTCCTGGATCAATAACGCTATTTCCTTTTTGTACTCTTCAAAAATCCTTTCATGGATGTAAATCGCAAATGCAAAAACCCACAATAAAAGCCGCCATATTGATACTTTAGAGGTTGAGTTCAAACCATCCAAATCAGGATAAGTGGCCTTTTTTTCAATAAGGGAATTGTAAATTTCTTCTACTGTTCTCATTCTACTGTAAATTCATTTTCTATTTCCCAGTATCCGATTCCAGACAATGGGGTTACTGTAATTAAATCAGGATCTATTTCCGTGGCCGGCTGAAGCCTATTCACCAGGTAATAAGTAATAATATCTTCATCGGTTTCAATATTATCAGGAATAGTAATTGACGTTCCCGGCGTTAATGAATCTGACACAGAAATACCATTATAAACCGCAATATCAAAGCTATTCTTAACTATCCCGGTGTACTGAATGGCAATATCTAATAGAGTCTGATTATGCAGCACTGTTATTGTCATCTTTGGTGATATCTTTAATTGTACTTATTCCAGATTTAATTTTTGAAGTCATTTTCTTGAAATAGCTCCAGATATCAAATCCGGCTTTAGGAAGGTTTTCAAAGAATATTGAGTAAAACTCTATTGAGCATGCAAACGCTATGGCCAAAAGAGAGATTGTTATTTCATGTTCAGTATAGCTATTAGCACCAAAGCTTTTTATTTTAAATATCTCCTCAATACCATAGGAGCAGATAATAAGCAGGAAATAAGTAACACTTTTCGCAATAGACAGTCGAATCCTGGAACTAGAAAATCCATACTTCCAAAAATTACTTTCTATTTTTGAGTTTTTCCACATGTTCCAGGATGCAAGGACCCCCGTGACAAAATCTAATGCCATTAGCCCCAATAGTAGGAAAATACCTAAAGTACAGTCAGAAAGTGACAGGAATCCTAAAGCAGGAACAATCACAGCGGGTTTTTTTGTAGCTGCCAGTATTGCAATGACAGGCTTTTTATAAATTAATAATTCTTTCATATGTTTATTTTCAAGTTTTCAAACCCTGCTGAGAGATCAATATCCGGATTGGGGTAACCATCATACTCCAATTGAATCTTTAAATCACGTTTAAACTGATTAGGATCAGGATTTTTCTTTATTTGCAGTATTGCGCCAAACCCTATTAAAGGATAGGCTTTGTATTCGCCTGGATGCGCAAAGGTGATATCTATTACATGTTGTCGGTCTGATTCACTGATCACAAAGTCACCATCTTCGATTACAGCTTTATAGTTGTCATCAACCTTAATATCCTTTCTCATGGTTATGTAATTTTCCCGGTTCCGGTAAAGGCTCCCTGGTTACTTGTTCCGGTGATTTCAATGGAGGCACTCTTTAAATAGTCTTTAATCAGCTTTAACAGCTTTTCGGCATATTCCTGGCGTGCGGTGATCTTGTCTGTTTTACCCTCCATTTCCTCCTGGAGGGTAACAGTCTGCTGTATAAATTGGGCGTCGTTTAATGGCATTATTTAAAAAGATTTTCGGTGTCATTTTTAAGGGTTTCAAACTTTAGTTTATCCTTGTCAGAAAATTGTCCGGGTCCTGAAGATGTAGTAATTATTGCATTTTTAAGCTGGTTAAATCCATCTGTTAAAATCTGCTTTAGATCACTGGTTTCATTCTTAACCTCGAACTTTCCACCAGACATTTCAAAACGTGCTCCACCTATTGTAATGATCACTTTGTCAATTTCAGTGTATTTGACAATCGCTGTTTCTGCCGGTTCGTTTTCCACTACCAGGCAAAGAACTTCAGATCCTATAGCAGGATAAATCAGAATGCAATTATCAAAATTTTTATCAATCGCATTGAAACGAACATCAAATAAAGGCGGAAGACCTTCTCTTTCTACAGTGCAAGTCATTCCGGTTATTTCCGTAACGGTTCCGATCGAGGTAGAACGGTTAACCGGTAATGACTTTTGACTTTGTTTTGCTATAACCTCAAGAAACTTTTCCACGGTATTTTATATAAAATCCAACCGATCAGCGCAAAAAAGACAATTTTACCAAGCCAGATATAAAGTGTCTGAAAAAATGAAAGTTCTGCCGGAACTTCTACTTTTTTAATAACCGGATACGGGACCGGTATTTTTTGAGTTTGGTTTTTTGTTGATTCTGTATATTGTTCCTTCCATTTATGAAACAGCTTTTGCGCTTCAGTATTCACCAAAATTTTAAGTTTTCCATCCGTTAGACTGATATCTGACTTAACTCCTGGAGTATTTTTCTGTTTTGGATCTTTGAGCACCGGTTTGTTATTAACACAATCAATATAAGCCTCATAATACAGGCTGTCCGGCTCCGAAACAAAAACGGTATCCCTTACCGTAACAGTTACGGTTTTTGTTTCGGTAATACTGTCTTTTTGAATTAATGGAGGAGGTAAATCAGGCACGTTTTTTCTTACTGCGCTGCATCCTGGGAGTAATAGTAATATGACCATAAGTAGGCCGATTAAATTCTTCATTGCTTTTTATTTTAAATGCTAATTTGTTTTGTCTTTTTATTCCGTCTGATTCATCAATCAAGGTTGTTACACCATCAATAAAATATTGTCCGTCACGATATCCTGTAGGATAGTTTGGGTCTGTAATATTGGCACTGTCACCCACTTCAGTACGTGGATAAAACCACCCGTCAACACTCCCTTCATAACCATCAAACACCATCGAGTAATAATATTTTTCGGTCCATTCCTTAAGTTGCTGCTGGTTTAAATTCAGTGGAGCATGTAAGGAAATTTCACTCTCACCAGGCTCACCATATTCATAGGTGACTTTTTTGTCACTGCCGCCTTTTTGCATCGAAACGGCTTTTATCAGACATTTCCGGCTTGCTTGTGTTTTGTACTTCAGATCTGTGCTTCCCCGGATATTCTTTCCAAAAGTAAAATCGTGTACTGTTTGAGGTTTAAAATCCACTGTAAGCCCTGCATAAAGTACTTTTCCCTTAAAAAAACAGCGAATGCCAAATTTCTCTTTGAGATCTTCTATAACTTTGTAAGGTGTGGCACGTTCTATCATGTATTTTCCAACCGGCATATCCAGTGCATTAACCTCGTATCCGGGAGCGATAAACTGTAGGACTTCTTTTAAGCTTGCAGCCTTGAAAGTGTGGTTAATAAGCGCCATTTTTTTCAGTTTATACATTTCATCCTCACACTCAAGTACTATCGGGATTTCAGCCCCTACACTTGAAAGGTAACCTGTAAACTCTGTATAAAGGTCCCCGTTGTAACCGGCTTCAATAACTATTGAATCACCTACCTTAAGGTAATCAAGCAAGTTTTTGCGTTCCAGTGATAACCGCTCATTGTTATCTACAGCATTTTTAAACTCCCTGGGTAATTCTATTGTTGCCGTATCTGAAAACTTTTCAATAGTACTCTCAATTTTGATTGATTTGACGATTGAAAACTGAATACGCTCAGCAATGGTAATCCTGATATTAATGTCATAGTAATGTAAAGGCATTATTCATTAGGTTTTATTAAAGTGAAATTCACTTCATTGATGCTGGAAGCTGATAAGGTAAATTGTATGGTATCCTGAAACCCTTCTACAGCTGTTATGTTTACTGATTTTAAGTAAATACTTTTAATATTTTTTTCAATAAATTGCTGTCCTGTGACTGCTATGGTGCTGTTATTTTCAAAAAATCTGCATAAGGCATCCACTTTATCAGATGGATATCGTCTGTTTTCAACATCAATCAAAATCCCCCGGATATCTATCTGCCAGGGCTTTGTTCCCCAGCGTTCAATCACTACCGCATCACCACCGGAAACCTCTGTTTCAATAAGGTTCTTTTCACGGCTGAATCCCAGCATCAGCGGTGGAGCATAGATTGAACCGTCTCCGGAACTTTCCAGCATTTTAGCAAATTTCAATTCAATATTTTGATCAGAGGATCTGTAGGACATTGTCACAGCTTCAAAATCAGGGTCAAAGTCTTCGTAAACATCAATATTGTACTGATTTTCCTCACGGGTGACAACTGCCTGATTGATCTTATTGCTTACTGCCATTATTCCAAATGCAGCTGCATATCTGGCCGCCAAATTGATCACTATTGATTCACCGTTTGTCATTATTGAAGTTTTTTAACATTTAATATTCCCATATCTGCTAACCATCCGACCTGTGCCCATTTTAATGCCCAGGTTTCATCATCAAGGTTTTCCGGGAAAGGTACATGAAGGAAATGACTGATCAGTGCATCTGCCTTCATATATAAATCACTTTCCTGTTTATAGCTTAGACCTGAGCCCTCTAAACTTTCCCAAACTTTCCCTGTCTGATCGGAATAAGCTCTGTTAACAACCCAGCAGCGGCATAGAACATCCCGTCATCATTCAAAACAAGCTCCTTGCTGGTCAGGATACAGTTCTTGACTAGAATTTCCTGTCCTTTCTTAGGATCGCTATTCATGTACTTCATGGATTGTCCTACAACGGATCTGGATGGGACAACGGCCAGCACTTCGAGTTCCTCTGTTGATTCATCATTCATTGGAAGAATCAAACTTTTCAATTTATCTCCATGCTCTTTTTTTAAGGCATCTTTTGTTTCTTGGTTTACTTCTTGTAACATTTTGTAATGTTTGACGTTAGATATATTTGATTTTTTTTGATAACTTACTGCTTTAAACAGCGTTTAAATAGTTACAATACATTGAGAGCTACATTTAAGGCAAACAGATCGTATTGTTTTTCGAGTCCCATATCTCCGGTAACTTCTCGCCCTTCACTTTGGAATTTTGCAATGATTTTATCTACAACAATGATGTTATATTCATTAACAAATTCAACGGTCATTGTAAAAGGTTTGACCTTTAAAAGGCTTCCTCCTGCTGCAACTTCCAATGGAACAGAATCAGCCATCATCAGAGTTACTGACGCTGAAGGTGTTTTCTTTCCCATTGACCAGGAGGTTGCATCTGCCCCTAAAGTATGGTTCAATTGATGCTCCTGCTCGTTTCCGTAGGACAATGACTTGACATTGATAGGAACACCATTGATTTGCACCTTAACATCAACGCTGTCATAGGCTTTACCATTTCTGATAATCTCACTCATTATAATTGTGTTTTAAGGTTAATAGTTCCGTTAATTTCACCAATATTTCCCTTAGGAATCAATTTAAAGCCGATGTCTAAGACTTTAGCTACAATCACATCACTGTTAGGATCTACATAAGTTTTCCCCCCTGAAATCTCGCCGGCTCTTTTCATATTCGCAAAAACCCCATCTCCTAAAGCTTCATAAGCCACCACAACGCCAGGAAGCATTTTTCCCGTTTCCGGATTAACAGCCGGATCAGTTTTAACTTTAGGCAGATATACTGTTCTCAGGGCTCTTCTGGCTTTTTTTGATGTACGGCCATAAGCAATAGTATGCTCATTCATATTGTTGTTGTCATCCAAAATAATCGGGCTGCAGACGTGGTCGTTATTAAGTCTTACTCCTGCAAGGCCGGTATAAGTAAGACCAAACACATAGCCTTTATTTTCCAGTGTCTGAAGGTCAGAAAACTGGTCCTTGATTAATTTGTGATTAGATAACCCCGGATTTACAAGGAGTTTTCTTGATTCGTGGGTAAGGTTTTTGGTTTCATTTTCCCCAATATTCTGATTAACAGAACATGAAGCACAAACGCCTAGAACAGTACCAATAAATGCATATTTCTGCGCATTTCCGGTTTTGTTTTTTGCAACATCGAAATCCTGTCCGATCACAAGGGTTACTCCCTCAGCTGAAAGGTTCTCAAGATCTCGAAGGTTTGCAGAACTGGCAGCATTTCCCCCGTAACTATATCCTTCAAGGAATACAGATACCGGCATGAAGTTTAATTCAGACCATTCTTCCAGTTCCTTAGCTTTCGCAATGGAGTTATAAACATCATCAGGAACACCATTAAGCATGGTAATTGTTGCCGAGGCTGCAAGGTTAAGACCGATAGCAAGCTGAATGATTTTTCCTTCAGCAAAGATTAAGAGTTTTTTTGCAGGATCAGCACAAAGATCTACAAGCTTTTTTGTTTGTGCCTCCATGATAAAATATAGGGCTGTTCCTACAGGAGCGAATCTGTAAAACTCTGAAAAATGTTCATAAACATTGACATTGTTGGTAGAATCGTACTCTTTTGTAATTCCCAGGCTCTCTACATCCTCAATATTGTACACCACCACAGGGGTATCAAATTCAAGGTTTGTCGGTTTTGGACCGGTTAAGATGATGCCACTGATTGCATCATCAATACCGATCCTGTTTGTTCCGACTTTACCCTTTTTAAAATTTACGCCGTTTATATTTGCCATTTTGAAGTTGATTTTGTTTGTTCGTCTTTACCTGTATTACTGGCGTTCACAGCATTATCAGCAGGGGTTTGTACATTATCCGGATTTGAATTCTCGTTTTTACCGGTAGTATCAGTAAGATTCCCTACATCATTAATATCAGCTTCAGGAGGTGTTATAATTTCGATTTCTCCAATAACATTTCCATCCTTATCCTTTTTCAAGCTGTTAAGTGCGTAGTCATCATCCGTGAACCATTCCCCGTCAGGGTTCAGGTAAAGTTTTTTAGTATCCGGATGATCTATAAAAAACTGTGTTGAATATTCTTCCTGTCTCTTTGTCATAACAGTAGTTTTTAAGTTGCATTTTCTGAAATGATTGCCCCGAACCCATGTTCCTGTTTTTTCTCACAAAGACCATAGGTATGCAGTCTTAACTCAGACTGTGGATCTTTTGACCTGGTATCATTTTTCATTTCCTTATACAGTACTATTACAGCTTCAATGTGATAAACAGTGTTTGGTGCATAATAGAAAATTGAACCTCTTTGATCTGTTGGAGCAGCAATTGACCCTAAAGATTTTAGATCTCCTGAAGCACTGTACAATGGAGTATCATTGTTCTCAAAGAATTTCATTTTGAAAAATCTTTTAATTTCCCCTGTTTCCTTATCAAATTCCAGGTCACGGTAATTGGTAGTATTTGCCCTATCTTCCAAAAGGTCAGCTCTGTGATCATCACCCAAAACCATATACCAGCCTGATTTATCAGAAAGATTCAATTTCCCGACTTTGTTATAAAAATTAAGCAAATCGGAATACGTTAAACGCTTACGACCTTCAAACGCTGCTCCTGTGGTCCTGATTACAGGCATTTTTGCGTTACTGCTGTTTGCCGGTGCGAGTTTGTTAAGAACATAATCTCTCACTCCAATTTTGAAGGTATTTGTATGTTCTACTCTGATAGCGGCCTCTTTATCAAATGCCATCCCTCGAAGTTCTTTATCTGTACATAATGTTGGAGTTGTATCCAGTTTATCCCAGATAACCAATCCTTTTTTCCCGGTCATTGGAACAGGAGTAAAATCAGAATTAGCATTAACTTTAAAACCGACATTATTGATCAGTTTATTAAAGAGAATCCCATCCTCTCCGATAGCTGCCGGATTCGGAGCTTTTAAAGTTCCTATAAAATCGTCATTGTAGTTCCTGAAATCTTCAAGCAACTGGGGCTCTAAATACTGGATCGCCCATAATCCATCTTGTAATTCTGGCATGATTATTTACTGTATTTTGCGTTAAACAATGCCTGGAATTTTTCAGCTTCTTCAGCCGCCATTTTTTCCAGACCTTTTGGATCTTCTTTTTGCCACTGGGCAAAATCCCAACTTTCCCTGCCAGCAGTTACAGCCCCGGACTGTACGCCTGCCTGAATTGCTGCTGAAATATTAGGAGCCTGAGGCTTTGTTACGTTCTTGAACACTAATTCAAGAGCTTCAACCCCGGAAGTAGCACCAATAGACTCATAAGTTTTTCGTTCATCTTCCGTAAAGGTTTTTCCAAGACCAGCAGCTGCACCGTCAATAATTGCCTTGATACGACCGTCTTGAAATTCTTTGAGTTTATTCTCTGCTGCTGTTTTGGCGGATTCAGCAGTGTTTTTTGCTGTGGTCAGGTTTGTAAACTCGGTTTGTAAAGCTTGTAATACCGCCGTATCAGCACTTTGCGCTGTTACCTCTTTTAGGGCAAACGCAGTAATTAATAACTGTTTCATATTGTCGTTAAAATTTGTTTGTTGTGTTTGTTGTGCCTGAACTTGCGGAAAACCCATAAAGGCACTGACCGCCGGTGTAGGAATAGAGGTAAGCAAGGCAGCATACATATTGAAAACCTCCGTTTCTCCCACCTCTTCAGGGACGAATGAAGGATACACTGTATCAATAGATGCGGGGATAATTTCTGAAACCAGTCCAAGATCTAAAGCCTCCTGAGCGCTCAGCCACGTATCAGAATCGAGCCAGGTTCTTACTTCTTCTTTTGATCTGCCGGTTCTGAGCATAAGTTTATGCTCAAAATTATCTTCCATTAAGCGCAAAAGCTTTGCATTGGATTCGTGATCTTTTGCATTACCATAGGAGCCACTAGAGGGTGCGTGAATCATCACGTATCCGTTATTTACGATTTTTACTTTTTTGGAGGATAGTATGAAAATCGCACCCATCGAGGCGGCTAGCCCATCTATTATAATTGTAATGTCTGCATTGGATCTCTCAACAGCGTTACACATTAGATTTCCGGCAAAAACACTCCCGCCGTACGTGTGCAGTCTTATTGTTATCTCTGAGTATTTTTTCTCAAGAAGGCTCAAGTAATAAACGAAGTCCGTACCATCATATTCCCATATGGTTCCGTACATCGTTAGTGTGTTTTCATTAATACCGAATATCATGTGTCCGATTGATTTTTTAGCAAACTTAAAACACTGAAACAGAGGTTTGTAAATCCTCGGCAAGGGTTGCCACTTTTTAAAAAAACCGTCTTTTTTGTTTGGAAGTTTGCCCAAAAGTGTACAATGGCAAAAAGAGTAAATAATGAGCCCTTACGTGCATTAGCTGAGAAGATGTTTGTTGAGGAAGGAATGACGGCAAAAGCAATTGCCGGTACTATTGATGTAACTGAACAGACAATTGGTAGATGGCGTAAAGGAATACAGGGTGATATCTCCTGGGATGAAAAAAGGAAACAATACTTAACTGCTCCAAACAACATCAAAAAGGTCTTAATGACTGAACTCGGAGATCTCGCAGAAGGCAAAGATTCAAAGATTGATGTAAAAGCAATCGCAGCAGTAACAAAGGCAATTGAGCTCCTTTCTGATAAGGTCTCAGCTCAGATCGCTATGGCAGTATTAAAAGAGTTTGATTCGTGGATGGCAGTACAAGATCCGGAAGCGGCTGTCTCATTCCTTGAATGGCATAAGATGTTTCTCCTATATAAAGCACAACAGGAACAGTAATGAGTACTACAGATTTTAAATTAACAAAAGTCTATGAAAAAATGCTCCTCGATTATGATGAGCATTGCAAAGGCATTAAACAATCTACAGGCTCAGGACTTAACCCAAATGAAACTCCAACAGAGAGAAGAAAGAAGCGTTTAGAATGGGAAAAAGATTATATCACTTGGTTTGAAGAATTTTTCCCCCATTATGCAAAAGTAAAATGTGCCTGGTATCATAAGAAACTTGCAGATCTTATCATTAAAAATCCGGTGTGTGATGTTCTGGCGGAAATTTACCGATCAGGCGCAAAGTCTGTACATATTGATTTAGGAATCCCTTTATACCTCTATGTTACTGGTGAATTAAAATTCATGCTTTTATTTGGTCAAACAGATAAGAAGGCCAAAAAGCTGATTTCTGATATTCAGGCCGAGTTCAGCTACAATCAGAAATTTGTCCACTATTACGGTAAAAAGTTCAAATATGGTGACTGGTCTGATGGTGATTTTACCACAACAGATGGAGCCAAGTTTATGACTTCAACTCCTGGACAATCACCAAGGGGATTGCGTGAAGGTTCATCCCGTCCGGATTATATTGTTTTTGATGACGTGGATACCAGGCAAAGGGTGAATAACGATGATCTTTCAACAAAATTATTTGATTTTGCCTGGGAGGATGCCAAAGGGACCTTTGATGAAGGTTCTCCCTATCGCAGATTTGTTGTAGCTAATAACAACTTCCATAAAAATACCCTGATCAACCAATTGAAGGAAGAATTTAAGATCATTACTCAGAAATTAAAAGAGGCTGGACTTAAATCTACATTCTTTACCCTTACAGTTCCGGCGGTTAAAAATTTAACAACCTTTGAACCTAACTGGCCAGAAAAAACCACTGCTGAATACTGGAAACTGAAATATCTGTCTACCCCTTACAGATCGTTCATGCGTGAATACATGCACGTCCATATCGTGGAAGGAAAACTCTTTAAAAACGAATGGATACAGTATAAACCCCGGTTACAGTTTCGCTCATATGATGCCCTGGTGTTTTATGGTGACCTTTCATACAAAAATGAAGGGGATTTTAAGGCAATGATATTTGCAGGTAAGATAGGACGTGAATTTCATATCCTCAATTCTTTTGTGAGACAGACATCAAGATACAATGTTGCTAAGTGGCTTTATGAGTATGTTCAGGATAACAGTCTTCTTAATTATAATATTTCTTATTTCATCGAAGGTCTATTTGCTCAGGATGAATTTGTGAGCGATTTTGACGCTGTTGGTGATGAAGTGGGCTGGTACATTCCTGTTGTAGCTGACGAAAAAACAAAATCAGGAAAGTTTGACCGTATTGAAAGCATGCAGGGATATTTCCAGCGTGGCAACATTTGGTTCAATGAAAAACACCGGGAATCTACAGACAATCACGAGCTCGTCAATCAGCTTCTTGCTTTTTCTCAAGGAAGCGGGGCACATGATGACGGACCCGATGCCTTACAGTCAGCCATTAGCAAATTAAATGTTGCAGCTGCAATCAATAAAATACCTCCCAGGACTACCAGCCGGAAGGAAATCAATGACCGTAACCCTAACAGATTTTAAATTATGTTTATTACAGATGACGACTACAGCGTTCTAGTGCGCACCGAAATAAAAAACATTCTCCTTGAGAATTATTCAGAAACCAAAATAAAAGCTGCTGAGCAGATGGGTATTTCCCAGGTTAAAAATTATTTATCCGGGAAATACGATGTAGAGAAGATCTTTTCCAAAACAGGCGATGAAAGAAACAGTCATATTGTGATGATTGTCCTGGACTGTTCTCTTTATCATTTATACACTCCAATCCCTAGAAAAATGCCAGATATAAGAGCTCAGAGATATCAGGATGCAATCGACTGGCTGAAGCTGGCGGCCAAAGGAGAAAATACAGCCGATTTACCACCACTTACGGATGACAGCGGAAACAGTATGATAGGTATTAAAATCTCCTCAAAGTATCCGTCAGAAATTAACAGATGGTAAATACATTGTTTAAACAGCGTTTAAACTCATTTTAAATACAATAAAAAATAATTCTCATGAGAATATTAGGTTTTGATATTACACGCCCTAAAAGCCCCGTTTCTGCCAGTCCTGAAAAAAAGGCAGCAGGACGCAGAAATCCAAAAATCACCCAGGTTGTAGAATCGTTCAAGGATAACAGCCGTAAGAATATCCAGAAATGGCGTCAATCGACAATGGCTGCCACAAATCCCGAAGATCCAAAATTTAACCTATACCATGACCTTGTGGATGATCTTATGACTGACGGCCACCTTCAGTCACAGATCGAAATGCGTAAATCTTCAACACTGAATACCGATTACCAGGTGATGAACCGAAAGACCAAAAAGGTCAATGAGGAAATAACCTTCATTTTGCAACAGCAGTGGTTCTATAACTTTCTGGACGGATCTATAGACGAAACAATAAGGGGGACCAATGTAGCAGAGTTCCTTTCTTTCCAGGGTGAAAAAATTGAAATGAATTTTCTCCCCCGCAGAAATGTGGTTCCTACTAGAAAAAAGATTTTTCCAGACATCACAAAACCCGCTTTTATTGATTACAGCAATCCGGCTTTTGATCCGTGGATATTACAGATTGGAGAAAATTTTAATCTGGGGATTATCAATAACATTATTCCTAACCTTATCTGGAAACGTAATGTGATGCAGGCATGGGCCGAATTTTGCGAAAAGTTTGGAATGCCTCTGATTACTGCCACAACCAACACAACAGATGCAAAAGCAATTGATTTAGTGCATGAAATGTTGCTTAACCTGGGACAGGCTTCTGTTGGTACATTTCCGACCGGTACAGATATCAAATTCCAGGAAGCTAACCGTCAGGATGCCTATCAGGTTTATATGCAGTTTATGCAGGCGAATTCAAACGAGATCTCAAAAGTACTCGTAGGATCTACCATGCTGAGTGATCAGGGAACCAACAGGTCACAGACAGAAGTGCATGAAAGATCTTTAGACAATCGTATTGCTCAGGCTGACAAAAGAAAGATCCAATTTATTGTGAATGATCAGTTATTCCCATTGTTAAGGCAGCAGGGATATAATATCAGCGATGATGATGTTTTTGAATGGAAAACAGCTGAACAGGAAAGCTCTTTAACTGAATTATGGAATATCACATCCGGACTGATAAGCAACGGATATGATGTTCAGACGGAATGGATTTCTCAAACCTTCAATATCCCTATTGAAGGCAAAAAAAAAACTTTGAACCAGGATAGCAGCGCAAATATAGCAGCAGGATTTTTCCCGCAGACTATGTGTTCAGTCCGACCAAACAGGTATAATTTTGAATGCACCTGTGGAAAGCACAATACGCCTGTAGATTCAATTTCTGAAGACAATATCCGAAAGCTGGTTAAAAAGCTTGTACGTGCTGTTTATGACAACAAAAACATACTAGGCGCAAAAGGCGATCTTATTGCCTCAGAAGCCTTACTGATGGTCAAAGGCTTAAGGGATAATTTCAAAACATACAATCCTTATACCGGACCTGATCAGCTTGTTTTGCAGATGATGGAGTACAATCTGTTTGAATTCTCAGCAAGCAAGACGGAAGCTCGTTACGCCTCGATGACAGAACTGTTAACAGATGGAGAAAAGGGCATCCGGGATTATGGGGAATTTGAAAAATTATGCCTTGAGAAAACGGATGACCTTAACACAACATACCTGCAAACTGAGTACAATCTCTCTGTTGCAGTCGGCCAGAATTCAGCTGCATATGTTCGTTTCATGGCAGAAAAAGACAGTGTAACCCATTTGGTCCAGTATCAGACAGTCGGTGACGAAAACGTGCGTGAAGCTCACGCCATCTTGGATGGAAAAATTTTTGATCTCAATGACAAAGAAGCGATGAAACTATGGCCGCCAAATGGATTTGGTTGCAGATGTGAAATGCTTCAGTACATCGGTTCCGGCAAAGCGATATCCGGCAGGACTGCCACAGAGCTCATCTATTCCCGTGATGTCAATTATAAAAATTCACAATTTGAAATCAACCGTGGAGATCTGAAACAGGTCTTTACAAAAAAACAGTTTTATAGTGACAATAAGGGGCTTCCTGCTGATTTAAACGCTATGACCTATGACAAGTATGGTTTAAAAAAATGGAGCGATTTAAAGGCAGATTTAAAACCTATCTCCCTGGATAAGACCATTACTTCAGACAATGCAAAAGAACTCTTCAAAAAAGAAAAAGATTCTGACTATATGGGATTCTCTGATTATTTGAATAGAAAAATGGTTCTTCCGGAAAAGACATTCGACAGAAATACATCCGGAAAAGCCCTGAAAGAAGACAAACATCAGGTATTTCCACACATTAAAGATATCCTCAAGGCCCCGGATGAAGTATGGATGAATAACCTGGATAAAAACAAATTCACTTCCAATTATGTGAAATTCTATAAGGACAGAGCGGTTGTAGTAACGGTAAACCTTAACGATCAGATGGAAGGATTAGAGATTATAGACTGGTACAACTTAAACAATGATACCAAACAGAGAACCGGTATCAAAATTAAATAAATTTATGGCTACTTCAAAATTAATGATGCTCGTAGACCTGTCAGCAAAGCTTTTTAACAATGGTTTGCAGAGGTTACAGAGCAGATGGGATCAGGGAGTTGATAGAATGAAACAGAAGTTTCAATCCTTGATCGACATGGTTCCGGGGCTTGATGGGGCCCTGGATAAACTAAAAAATCCATCCTTGGTTTTTGGGGCTGCATTTATGGCCGCAATAGGTTTCCTGGGTAAGGCCACAACAATGGCCAATGACTGGGAGAAAAAAATGGCAGAAATCAACGTCACCGCCGGGCTCTCAAAAAAGGAGCTCCGGGGGCTCTCTGATAATCTCCTGGATATAGGTTCCCGTAACGTTTCAGATCTGGACGAAGTTCCAAAAGCTTTTACCAGGATCATATCTGCCGGATTGGATGTTGATCAGTCATTAAAAGCCCTGGAACCAACCATGAGAGCAGCAAAGGCCGGTTTTACAGATGTCGAAACCGTGGCAGGAGCCGGTATTGCTACGATGATGTCATCCGGTCAGGATATCAACAAGGTGTATGATGTCCTCTTTGAGACCGTTAAGGAAGGTAACGCAGAATTTAAAGATATCGCCCGATATCTTCCTAAAATCATTCCTTTGGCCAGAAGTATTGGTTACGATCTGGAATCAACCGCCGGAGCTTTTGCTTCATTAACTACAAAATTAAGTGCTGAGCAGTCAACAACTGCATTAGAGGGTATTATGAGAACCCTTTCTAATGCTGATGTGGCAATGGGAAAAATTGATTCCAAAACCGGTAAATATATAAGTGGTTTCAGAGCACTAGGAATTAACATTTTTACATCTGCCGGAAAGATCCGTCCTCTAATTGATATCGTTACTGAAGTTAATAAACAAATGGACGGTTTAACGGATGAACAGAAAATCAGAAAATTGAGCTCATTAGGCTTTGACCAGTCTACAGCATTAGGATTCCAAACACTTGCTCAGGATGTGGAGGGGCTTAAAAAAGCAACAATGGCCACAACAGATTCTCAGGGATCATTGAATCAGGCTTACATCGATTCAATGACTCCAATGGAGAAATATCAAATGATACAGAACAATATTAAAGCTTCCATGATTAAGTTAGGACAGGAAGCCTTACCATACATTACTACAGCATTGGAAAAATTAGCTCCTTTGTTTCAGTGGATGTATAGGAATGTAGATACTTTGATTCCTGTTTTTTTCAGCTTTACTGCTGCTCTGGGAGTTCTCACCGTGGCCACATGGGCATGGAATTCGGCATTGCTGGCGAATCCGGTGACGTGGATTATTCTCGGAATTTCGGCTCTGATTGCCATTATTGCCCTGGCTATTGCCAAATATGACGAATGGGGAGCGACTTTGCTTTTATTTATGGGGCCTATCGGCAGGGTTATTTCTGCTCTTAAATTGCTGTATGATCATTGGGATAGTATTAAAACAGCCTTTAAAGATGGTGGTATCATTGCCGGTTTAGAACGTATCGGGATTGTGCTTTTAGATGTGCTTGTACAGCCTATTGAGCAACTGCTTGGAATGCTGTCTTATTTACCTGGATCTTTAGGAAGAGCCGCAAAGGAAATGCAGGGTACTGTTCACAAGTTCCGTGAGGATATGGACCTTACTGATACCCCTGAAGAGGCATTAGCTAAAAAAAGACCGGAATACCTGGATGCAATGAAAGCTCATTCCGAAAAGCTTCTGAAACCGAGTAAGCCAAATGATCAGAATTCACTTTATGGAACTGAAGGCGGCGACTTTAAGAATCCGTTAGGCTCCGGGAAAGATAAAAAAACTAAGCTGAAAGATGGTATTAACAGGGTTGCTGGAGAAGCTAAACAGGTGCGAAATATCACAATAACAATCGGCTCTCTTAACAGTGGCGGAATCAATGCCAAACCTGAAGAATTCAAAGGAATGACAAAACAGGATATTGAAGACTGGTTCAATGAAGCAATGATGAGAATTATGAGAAACCTGGAAACAACATAAACCATGAGTGTAGAATTTAAGACAGACTTTTTTGAAAAACTGAAAAAGGTGAACAAACCCGCCTTTCTCAATAGATGTATAGGTCAGGTGGGGGTTATCGCTGTTAATTTCTCCAAAGAAAGGTTTGTACAGAAAAACTGGATAGATAGAAACCGTGAGCCCTGGAAAGAACGAAAACGTCCGGCTCGGGGTTCTATCCTGGTAAGAACCGGAAGACTAAAACGAAGTATCCGGAAGATATCACAGGGGAACTATTATGTATATATCGGAACTGATGATCCTAAAGCGCAAATACATAATGAAGGCGGCCAGATTAACAAAACAGTTACGGTAAAAGCTCACACCAGGCGAATGTCATCCCAAAGGACTAGAGACTCAAGAGGAAGATATCAACAAAGACGTTCAGGGACAACAGTGAATATCAGATCTCACACCAGGCGAATGAATATTAATATGCCAAAACGCCAGTTTTTAGGTGAATCAGCAATTTTAAACAGAAGGATTGAAAGATTCTTATCACGGGAACTAGATAACGAAATAAGCAGAAACGGGAACTAATGAAAGCATTTTACAGCAAATTAATAGCAACCTTTGAAGAAGAAAAAATAAAGGATAAGTACAGAGAAAAGGGGATTTTACCCCCTCAATTTATTGACTTGTATGGCGGTCAGGATATCCAACCGGAAAGTTTTGATATTTATCCACAACCGGCAATATTTGTCAGCTGGAGCATTGATCACCGGCAGAAACCGCCAGTAGTTTCAGTTACCTTCAGATTGTGTTTTGAACAGCTCAGAGATACCAGTAGTCTAGGGAATAATACTGCTGAAGCTTTGAAATTTATTGATTACAAAGATTTAACAGACGAGATCCTGAGAAAATTTGAAAGTGACGACACCGGAAAGTTAACTCCTGCGACAGAAGATCTCAATACTGAACCTGTTATTACAGATCAGTTTATTTTAGTCTATACATGCAGCTATAAAAACAAATTCACCTCTGAAGACTCAAAAGGTGAATATAAAGACATTAGTCTTACAAGCGGTTTGCAGACTAAATATTTCGACTAAATTTCAATATTATCAACGTACCATTTACTGCGTTTCTTTTGAATCCGGATCTGGTACGTTTTTAATTCTGTATATCCGTTTAAATGACGTTTAAAGAATTTCTCAATCCGCTGTTTCACATCTGAAGACAATTGCTTGTCCTGAAAATTCAATCCGTACATTGACCGCTCTACAACAACCAATCCGGAATAATCTGTATTTTCATAGGGCCGTTCAGGGCGATGTTTAAAAACTTCTCCTTTGCTCCTTGCAGGATTTACCTGTGCGCTCATTAAGCTGCTCAATAAAATAAATACTAATAGTTTCATTCTCTTAAAATTAATCTGTTGCTGTAAAATAACCTAACCAGAAAATATCTGATATCTTAACCTCTTTACCTTCTTTTAATGTAAATTCTATGGTGCAGTCATTAAGTAATTCATAGTGCCAGGATTCTGTTAAACCTTGACCAAAAATACTGCATTCTAAACATTCAATTACATTTTTAATAATGTGATCCTGGGCGCTTATTCTAAATTTTTCCATATTGTAAAATTGGAACAAAAAAAATATGAATGGTTACGGATTTCCGTAGCCATTCATATTTATTGCAATTGCTGATGTAACTGATTTCTAACCACAATTAGAGTGTTGGCCTCATAACTTCCACGAACAGCAGAAAAGCTTTTCTCAAACTCTACCAGATAGTTAAGCAAAGCTTCCGCCATATAGTATTTTAACTTGAGTTTAAATGCTTTTTTACTAGTTCTTGTGGATATCGCTTTTTTAAGAAGCTTTTCTCTCAAATCAAGGCATATCGAAACAATAGTTTTAAGGTTTCGTTTTAATCCAGGAAAGCTGACGTGATCCAGCTCAGACATTACTGAGTTAATCACACATAACTGGTCATAGTCAATATTAATCGTTACATTCATTTTCAAAATCTTCTATTGTTTAACTGAGATTTCTTTTCCTTCAGCTTTACTTTAATAAGTTTCAACTGTTTTTTGTTTTGGCGAACGTTTTCCCGATTTTCAATATAGGTTTCCAGGTCATCAATCTCATTTTCATAATCTTCTATATCCTCCTCCAAATCGTGACAAGCTTCACAAATGGTCTGATTCTTTGTTTTACTACAGAAACCATCGTTTAAGTCAAACCATTGTCCACAATCGCAGCGAGTCGGCATTTCCATTTCATCCCCAAAATCATCTATACAGATGATTTCAGGTCTTAAGGTAGCAGATCTAGGGTTTATTTTCATGTTTTACAGTATTACATAGTTTTGTTTATCTTTTGGCATATTCATAAGCGTTCGCCAGCTGGTTTTTACAGGGCCTTTTTGAGTAGGAATAGCCTTTTTTTCAAAGTGTGGAAGATCCTTGAAGGTTTTCCAGTTTCCACCCCAATCCCATCCATGACGGGCAAAAATTTTGACGCACTCAAACCAATCTGCAACGCCGTCATTGTCCCAATCCTTTGCCGTGTCCCAGCTTGCTGTTTTTCCGTCAATGATCAGTACGATATCGACCGCAAAACCGTAATTGTGGATGCTTTGCCCGGCTTTGGCATTGGTTACTTTTTTACCGGCTATTGTTCTTCCTTGAGCATAGAGTTGGTTTTGCTCCTCAAAAGTTCGCAGGCCCTGTGAAATCCTGACCTGAGCACGGCCGGTTAAACTTGCGTTACATTCGTTAATGATTTTTGTTACTTCTTCTCTTACACTTGGGTGTAGTTTTGAGATTCTTTCTTGCGTTACTTTGTCCATTGTATTAAAAATTAAAGGTTAGTTGATTTCCATTGCTGTTCTCTTTTTCCTGTAATTTTTTCAGTTCACGTTTTGCCGGTATTCCTAAATAGGTTCCAAAGGTTCGCCGGGATATGTGGAACTGTGGCTCAATATAACTGTAGAAAATCTCCTTATAGGTCAACCCCTGGCGGAATCTGTATTCCTCCGTGATCTCCTGGATTTTTACAATTTTCTTGTAGTAGTTAGTTTTATTATAAGCCATACAGAATTATGAGTATATTTGCAATTGTCAAGTTGCAAGCTCGTGGTCTATATGGCTATGAGCTTTTTAATTTTTAGATGGATACGGCAGTTTATTTTTGTGATGCCATTCTTTAGTTCCTGGCATTTTTGCCGATCTGTTGTATTTTGTTCTCAAGCTTTTAAACTGCTTAATTAAGGGCTCAAATTCTTCGGCGGTATAATCTTTCAAAGCTTTTTTTAAAGGGCTTAATTCAAGCATAAAGTTGTTAAATGGAGTCCAGTCACCCGGATCATACAATCCAATGTACTGAGCATCTTTTAAAACAATCGATCTAAGGCTTTTTAAATGTTTCTCAGCGTACTGATTGTTTAGTTCTTCATAAACCGTCAGATGCTTTGGAAAAAACATATAATAAAGGCTTTCCAGTTCTTCCGGTGTGAGCTCATGAAGGTTACCGGTTCTTGAGTTGGTGTGCAGCCAGATGGCCGGTTCCAGTTCCGATCTCGAAAATTTTTTTTCAAGGTGGCTTCTCATTACAGCATTTGTGATCATTTGTTTAATTTTTTGCGTTTAAATGGTGTTTAAATGAAATTTTAAGGCTTTTTCTTCTCGAAATATTTCATTGAAATATGATGCATTACTAAGCTTCCTATAACAGATCCAACCAAGTACACCAACATCATGACTGTGTTATCAAAGTTTTGGACCACATTTTTAATAACCAGCAGCCAAATTCCGTTACTTGCTACGCTGGCAATAGCATGAAAAGTCAAACTATTGCTGTTTCTTGCCCGGCTTACAAGTGTGAAACTTGCATTCTGTAGCACTACCAGAGCAAACATTTTTAGTATTTCTATCATTTATTGTAAATTATTTATTCGTTTTTGTAAGTTTTCACGTTCAGTATAAAGCTCATTCAAGCGTTTGTCGAAATCAAAATCTTTATTTTCCTTTGCAGAAATCGTGTACTTATAAAGTCCGTTTAATTCGATAGTTTCTCCATTTTTGAGTTTATGAATCATTTGAATAGCACCGTTTATGGTATCAACTTTATTTTTCATGTTTATTAACAATCTATTCATATTGCTTGTTTTCGTTTGTTCCCAGGAGTGGAATCGAA